AGAAGAGTAACCATTAACCAAGGGCGCCTCACAATGAGGCGCCCACAACTTTTAGAGGTCAGAGAAATGAAAACACCACAAGTAAAACCAGATTGGCCAACAGGTATTTATAACGGACGTACTGTTATGGTGCCTGATAAACCACAGATAATTGACGATGGTACACTAGATACTGTTGTTGAGTTCCTTGGCGTTTACTATCGTTATTCAACAGAGTATCGCCAAGAATTCGAGAATGACGCTGAATTCTTGTCCGCTGCACTCGACGAAATTTACGAGAATATACAATGACAATAGAAACCCGTGGAACAATTGCTCTTTTGCTAACGCTCTTATCATTGGCGTTTGTTATTGCTTGCGTATATTGGCAAGTGATCAACGGCCTATTGCTTGAACAATGGTTAATGATGGTAGGTGCGTTTGTTATCTTTGTTGGGTCGTTTATCGTTTACGTTCAAGACAATAGAAGGGCAAGCACATGACAATAACAAAAAGGCAAGCACGCGCATTGTTGAATAGGTGGATTACTAACAACAATGGTAAGACATTCCTTCAATTCAGACGCGACGTTATCGCAACAATTGGATGTGATAATGCTATCACTGTTCCTTGGTGTGGCATGTGGTTGTGCATAGAAACCAATGGCTATTGCCACACCTAGCTAACATTCACAACCAACAATGATCGGGCGCCCAATGTCGGGCGCCCTTTTTTATGGTCGGGCGCCTAGGTACTTAGGACAGGCGCCGACATTTGAGCAGATATCGGTATCGGGCGGGATGGTCGAGCGCCCACCATGTTGGCGGGAGAGCGGCACGGAAACACTGTTTTGAACAAATAACCATGGACAGTTGCCATTGAGCCACCCACTTTTTTCCAGAAAAGTTTGATACAACACCCCATAAAAATTTTTCACTATTCTTTTTTCATTCGTGACATACCATAGGTGCTGGGTTGTGTTTGTTAGCTTTTTTGGTTAAGTATCTGTTAGACAACGGATTCATCTGTATGAATGAAAAACTAGAAAAGTTTCAGTCCGTGTTGGAGGAAGTATTTAACGCTGGGGCATTGCCCCCGGACCAACGCGAATACTCCCAACAGCCTTCCATTGCGAAGATTGTTCAGCAAAAAATGAACATATCGTCACGCACCTACTACCGCAGATTAGATCAACTGGCGCGGGACGGGTACATTGTTCCGTGGCAAGAGAGCAATGAGTTTACGGTCCCTTCTTTGGATAACCCTGATATGTCCGAAGAGGAGTTAGTGGACCATGTAACACGAAGGTTTGAAACGCGGCGCAAGGCCACCAACCAAAGGAACTGGATGCCGCTTACGTTCCACAAGCCCGGTCCTTTGGCCATCTCATTTTTAGGAGATCCACACGTGGACGATAACGGCTGTAATTGGCCCAGGCTCCGTGAGGATTTGCACACGATTAATGAAACAGATGGTATGTATGCCGCCAGCTTGGGGGACGCGAGTAACAACTGGGTAGGACGGCTATCCAGATTGTGGGCATCCCAGGAGACTTCGGCCCGTCAGGCGTGGCAATTGGTCCAGTGGCTGTTGAAAGCGACAGATTGGTGTTTACTGGTGAAAGGGAACCATGATCTGTGGTTGCCGAATGATGTAGACCCGATAGAGTGGCTCAAGGTCCCCGGTACATTGACCGCTGATTGGCAAGCGCGGATAGAGGTACGCTTCCCGAAAGGAAGGAAGGGTCGCATATGGGCAGCCCATGACATGCCGGGGCATAGCCAGTGGAACCCACTCCATGCACAGGTTAAAAGGGCCAAGTTTAGCCAGGAGGCGGATCTGTACATCTCTGGTCACAGGCACCACTGGGCGTTGGCGCAGAACGAGGACGAGTGGACCAATGTGGTATACTGGACGGCAAGGGCAAAAGGATACAAGACAGAGGACCCGTATGCTGATAGATTGGGCCATGGAGAACAGAGGCATGGACAGGCGATAACGGCGGTGTTCGAGCCGGAAGCGGTATCGGATACGTCTTTTATGGTTTGTTTTGCCAATGTTCAGGAAGCTGCGGAATACTTACGGTGGAAACGTGCGAAATACTCCCGATGAAGTAATACGTGAAATACTGGCGCTGGAAGAAGCGCAAAAGACACTATCCATACGAGAGAAGGCCCAGGACAATTTTATGGTCTTCGTGAAACACGTTTACGAGGGATTTATCGAGGGACTCCACCATAAGCAGGTAGCCAAGCAATACGAAAAGCTGTCAGGGAACCCTGGTTCACGGGTCATAATAAATATGCCGCCAAGGCATACCAAGTCTGAATTTGCAAGTTACCTTCTCCCTGCGTGGCTGATAGGGAAGAACCCGAAGCTCAAGATTATCCAGACCACCCATACGGCGGAACTGGCGGTGCGGTTTGGCCGTAAAGTCAGGAACCTTATGGACACGGCAGAATACAAGGAGATTTTCCCGGATGTGGAACTTAGTGCGGACTCGAAGGCGGCTGGCCGCTGGGAGACAGGGCAGGGCGGCGAGTATTACGCGGCTGGTGTGGGCGGTGCGATTACGGGTCGCGGTGCTGACCTTCTCATTATTGATGACCCGCATTCGGAACAGGATGCCCTTTCGGACACAGCCCTCGAACATGCCTACGAGTGGTACACATCAGGACCCCGTCAGCGTCTACAACCGGGCGGGTCTATTGTAATAGTAATGACCCGTTGGTCCCTGAAGGACCTTACAGGAAAATTAATCAAGGCCCAAGGGTCGGATGTTATGGGCGACCAGTGGGATATCGTGGAATTCCCCGCCATCCTTCCAAGCGGCAAGGTCCTGTGGCCGGAGTTCTGGAAGAAAGAGGAGTTGTTAAGGGTCAAGGCTTCGTTGTCCCTGGGCAAGTGGAATGCACAATGGCAGCAGAATCCCACGGCGGAAGAAGGCGCGATTATCAAGAAGGAGTGGTGGAAGACATGGGAAAAGGATTCCACCCCCGTTGTGAGCTACATTATGCAGAGTTACGATACGGCGTTTAGCAAAAAGGAGACTGCGGATTACTCTGCGATTACTACGTGGGGGGTATTCCAGCCCGAAGAGGGGGGAAGCGACCATATAATTCTTATGGATGCACAGCGTGGGCGCTGGGACTTTCCTGAACTGAAGGCAAAAGCCCTATCGGAATACAAGTACTGGGAACCAGATATGGTGCTTATTGAGGCGAAGGCCACAGGTACACCGCTCACGGACGAATTACGGACAATTGGTATCCCCGTGGTGAATTACACCCCCAGCAAGGGGAAGGACAAACATACCCGGATGCATATGGTGGCTCCTATATTTGAGTCAGGAAAAGTGTGGGCGCCAGAGAAAAAGTTTTCCGAAGAAGTGATAGATGAGTGTGCGGCATTTCCCAATGGTGACCATGACGATTACTGCGATTCGATGTCCATGGCACTTATTAGATACCGTAAAGGCGGATTTCTTCGACTTGACACAGATGAGGAAGATGACGAACCTGTCCACTCTCCCACCCCCCGTAACTACTATTAGGAGTGTTGCATGATTTCATGGATTCAACATCGTATAGCTGAACCTTCGACCTGGGCCGCTGTTGGCGCGGGACTCGTTGGTATCGGAGTGATAATAACTCAGCCGACTGTTCTTATTGTAGGTGTTGCAATAGCAGCTCTTGGTTTGATTATGAAGGAGAACGGAGGCTCCTGATGGGGCTTCATTTTTTCCATAAAAATTGTGCCGTGGGGCGGATATAGTGGCGCCCCCGGTACTTTGTTGTGTTAAGTTGACGGATGGAAACAGAAGCTCTTTTTATCAAGGACTACTGGCAACAGGTCATGGGGCTTCTGGCTTTGGTTGTTGTTGCTGTGAAGCTGTCTGCAAATGTCAAGGAGCTTCGTAAGGACGTAGACGATATTATGTCGAGGAACACTTTTGTGGAAACCACAAAACTAAGGGCTCAAACGGATATGCAAGAGAAGCAGATTAGTGCGTTGTGGCAGTATACCAATAAACTGCGCGATATGATTAACGGGAGTTCCAAGTAATGGCTATAGCCGCACTTCTTCCCAGCCTTCTACCCGTTGTAGGGGACGTACTGGACAGGTTTTTTCCAAACAAAGAGGAAAAAGCCAGGGCCGAAAGAGAAATTCAGGCAAAACTTGCCGAACATCTGGCCAAGATTGATATGGCGCAGATCGAGGTAAACAAACAGGAAGCGGCGCATCGAAGCTTGTTTGTTGCTGGCTGGCGCCCATTTGTGGGGTGGACATGCGGCCTGGCTTTGTTTTACACTTACGTAGGACAACCGATGGCTATGTTTATCATGGCGCAGACAGGAGATCTCGTTCAATTACCACAACTTGATCTATCTACTATGATGCCTGTGCTATTAGGTATGTTAGGATTAGGTGGACTCCGCACCTATGAGAAATTTAAAGGAGTGTCTAAATAATGGCTAATGGCCGTACATCTTTAATTGACAATGCGATGCCAGCGCAAGGTACGCCCCTTGGCGATATGGTTGATGAGGAAATTGAAGTCGAGGAGATTGAAGAGCCAACAGAAATGATGGAGCAAGACGATGGCTCCGTTCTTGTAAATTTTGACCAGGCTATTCAGGAAGAACTTCAGGCAGAACCAGACGCTAATTTAGCAGAGATTTTGGACGAAAGGGTCCTTATGGAGATGTCTGATGATCTTGTCGGACTATATAAGGATGACCGGGCCAGCAGACAGGAGTGGGAAGAAGCCTACACCAATGGTCTGGAGCTCTTGGGTATAAAGTATGAGGAACGGGAAGAACCCTTCCGTGGTTCGAGCGGCGTTACCCATCCTCTTATTGCAGAAGCAGTTACCCAGTTTCAGGCACAGGCGTATAAGGAACTTCTTCCTAGTAGCGGCCCGGTCCGTACCCAGATTATAGGGGCATCTACTCCCGAAGTTGAGGCCCAGGCGGAACGGGTCAAGGAGTTTATGAACTATGAGATTATTCATGTAATGGAAGAATACGATCCTGAAATGGATCGGTTGCTGTTTTATCTTCCCTTGGCTGGGTCTGCTTTTAAGAAAGTTTATTTTGACGATATACTTGACAGGGCGGTAGCTCGTTTTGTCCCTGCTGATGACTTGGTAGTTCCCTATAATGCCACAGATTTGGCCTCTTCCAATCGTATTGTGCATGTTATTCGCATGGGGGAGAACGATATCCGCAAGTTTCAGGCGGCTGGCTTTTACAGGGATGTGGACCTGATACCCTACGATCAGGAAGACGAGCTTAGAGAAAAAGAGCGCAAACTTTCTGGTATTGAGAAGACCACAGACGATAAAGACTGCACTTTACTGGAAGTCCATACGGACCTGGATTTACCGGGCTTTGAGCATGTCAACCCCCTTGACGGGGAAAAGACAGGGATCAAGCTTCCTTATATTGTCACCATAGACGAGGGTAGCACTAAGGTTCTGTCCGTCCGCCGAAACTGGCGTGAAGGTGATGAGTATTATCGTAAAATCCAATACTTTTCGCATTACAAGTTTTTACCTGGTTTAGGGTTCTATGGCTTTGGTCTTTTGCATATGATTGGTGGATTGGGACGTTCCGCCACTTCCATTTTACGGCAACTGATTGACGCTGGAACTTTGGCTAACTTACCTGCTGGCTTCAAGGCGCGAGGCATACGCATACGCGATTCGGATGAACCGTTGGCCCCTGGTGAGTTCCGTGATATTGATGTACCGGGCGGTGCTTTAAAGGAAAGCATTTTGCCCCTTCCGTATAAAGAGCCTAGTCAAACATTGACGCAGCTTTTAGGATTTGTTGTGGACGCCGGAAGGCGCTTTGCGGCAATAGCCGACATGCAGGTTGGTGATGGCAACCAGCAAGCGGCTGTAGGAACGACTGTTGCTTTGTTAGAGCGAGGGTCTAAGGTAATGTCAGCCATACACAAGCGGCTACACTATGCACAGAAACAGGAATTTAGAATGCTGGCCAGGGTGTTTGCTGAATCATTGCCTCCTATGTACCCATACAATGTATGGGGTGCGGAAGCTACTATAAAACAGGCGGATTTTGATGAAAGAATCGATATTGTTCCCGTTTCTGACCCAAATATATTCTCAATGTCGCAGCGTCTTGCTTTGGCCCAGACGCAATTGCAACTTGCCCAGAGCAATCCGCAAATGCACAATCTGTACGAAGCGTACCGCCGCATCTATGAAGCGATTGGTGTGCCGAATATTGAGGGACTGCTTCCTGTACCGCAACCGCCGCAACCAACAGACCCGGCGATAGAGAACGCAAAGTCCATCATTCAGGAGACTTTACAGGCGTTTCCAACACAGGATCATGACGCCCACATTGCCGCGCATATTATGTTTATGCAGACCCCTACCCCAGCCGCCAATCCCCCCATTTTTGCCCTGTTACAAGCGCATTTGTGCGAACATATTGCATTTAAGGCCAGAGGAGTGGTAATGGCGGAAGCTATGGTACAGGAACAACAGGCAATGCAGATGGG